CCCGGTCAACAAGTTCAAAAAACACAAAGCCACGCGAGACAGTCAAGCGCCCGGTGGGGAGGTAATCAGTCGCATCAATGGGGCCACCGTTCAGTGCGTTGTTCCAAGACGCATCACGGTCGATTGCGTTGAAGTCGCACTCGTCAAGGGCATGGCCGCGCATGGCAGCAGCACCAGATACATAGAGCTGCGGGCAGCGTGTCAGTGTTTGCAGCACGGTTCAGCCCTCCCGGCCAGCAGGCCAAGGCATTGACGGCCAGTACACAATCAGGCCGCGTCCAAGTGAATCGGTGCGCTTGCCTTCCCAGTGCAGACCGTCCAGCTCGTCCAAATGGTGAATGGACACGCCGACGCACTCTTTACCCATCATTCCTCTGCCCGAGTAGCTGCGAGGGCGCAGCCCCAGGCTGTTTTCGAGCAGTTCAATCAGCCGCTCTGAATCGGTGCGTTCGTCCTTGGGTGCTGGTGGGGTGGTGGCTGCTTTGGCAATCACAGTCATGGCGTGCTGGATTGCGTTTGCAAGGCTGTCGCCGCAGTTGGCGTTGGACGCGGAAACGATGTCATTCAGTGCGGCCAGCATTTCAGGCGCTGCCGCAATCAGGCGGGCGTTGGCGTCCAGCTCGCAGAAGTTGGGGAAGTTGGGCTTGCCAGTCTTATCGGAGCCGTAGCTCAGATAGAACGAGCCGCTGGGTGTCACGATGGAGCGGCCAGCTTCCAGCGTCCAAGGTCCAGGTGTGTGTGTCATGTCAGGCTCCCTTGGCTTCGTCAAGTTTGGAAACCAAATCGTCCAAGTCGAGCTGGTCCAGTGCATCGAAAAGGGTTTCAAGGTCGCTGTCCACCTCTTCCATTTGCTCAATGCCTTCAGTCATGGCTGCGCCACGCTCGCCGTCCTGAATGGACTCAGGCAGGTTGTCGTATGCGTCCTGTTCCTCGTCACGTACTTCTGTGAGCTGGTCACGGATGGCTTCGACTGCGCCCTTGAGGCTTTCCACTTGGCCTGCGAGGCCTGCAATCAGCTCACTGATGGCCGAAAGAGACTTCCTGCGCTCCTTGTTCATTTGAAACTCCTGTTTGTGTTGGGTGTTGTCGCACCCCCCTTACGGGAACTCCAGTATATCACCATTAAGACCGTGATGTATAGAAAAACAGCCTCAAAGTGAAAATAAAGTTACACCACCCGACGAACGGTAGCGAGTAGCTGTTGCTCCCTGTGGGGTTTGATGCCCAGGCTCCGTAGCGGCACAGTCTCACCATGACCGATACCGCCAAGACCAAAGCAAAGCCGCCCGCCGACTGGGAGGCGATAGAGCGCGACTTCCGCGCAGGCATCAAGACGCTGCGCCAGATTGGCTCAGAGCATGGTGCTTCGCACACGGCAATCAACAAGCGGGCCGCGAAATTCGGGTGGACCCGCGACCTAAACGCCAAGATTCAGGCCAAGGCCGATGAGCTGGTTTCCAAAGCGATGGTTTCCAGCGAAGTTTCCAAAAGAACCACGGAAACCGAAATCATCTTGGAGAACGGTGCTCAAGCCGCCGCAATCCGCATTGGGCACCGCAAGGACATCGGAAGGCTCCGGGTCATCATCACCGCACAGATGGACGAGCTTGAAGCCAGCAGCGGACCCGAGCAAGCAAGGCAACTGCGCGAGCTGGGTGACTTGATGCGTGAAGAGGACGACAGCGGACGCGACCGCCTCAACGATGTCTACCGGGCTGTTATCAGCCTGCCCGAGCGTTCCAAAGTGGCCAAGCAACTCGCCGAGACACTGCGCATCGCCATTGACCTTGAGCGCCGCGAGTTCGGCATGGACAAGCTGGCCACCGACGACCCGTTTACAGCCATGCTCAAGCGCATCAACTCTGCTGCTGCTGGCTCTGCCTTCCGGCCAGTTGCTGTTGACCCGGCGTATTCGGGCGACGACGAATGACCCAGGTCATCAGCCTACCCTCACCAGCCCTTCCAACCTCACCGGAAGAGCTGGAGCGTTGCCTTGCCGACCCGGAATGGCGGTTGTTCAGCGGCTGCTTGTACCGCATCATGGTCAAGGGCGACGACCCGACCAGCAGCGAGACACAGATGCCTTTCAGGCCCAACCGCGCACAGCGGCGGTTCCTGAAGCGCATGTGGCACCGCAACGTCATCCTGAAGGCCCGCCAGCTCGGCTTCACGACCCTGATTTGCATTCTGTGGCTCGACCATGCCCTATTCAATCCTGACCAGAGGTGCGGCATCATCGCGCAGGACCGGGACGCGGCCAAGGTGTTGTTCCGGGACAAGGTGAAGTTTGCCTACGACAACCTGCCGCCCGAGCTGACGGAGAGATTCGGCCTCGCATTCGACAACGCCGACGAGCTGGTGTTCGCGCACAACAACAGCAGCATTCGCGTAGCCACCAGCATGCGTTCGGGCACGCTGCACAGGCTGCACATATCCGAGTTCGGCAAGATATGCGCCAAGTACCCCGACAAGGCCCGCGAGGTGATGACCGGCTCCATCCCTTCGGTGCCCACAAACGCCGTGCTGGTCATCGAATCGACGGCAGAAGGGGCTGAAGGCGAGTTCGCGGAGATTTGCGACCGGGCAGAGAAACACTTCCTGTCCAAGATGCAGCTCACGGAGCGGGATTACCGGTTCCACTTCTATGCGTGGTGGCAAGACCCCCACTATCGGATGGACAGCACTGAGGTTTTCGTGTCGCGCAAGTGGCATGACTACTTCGATGCGGTTGAGCAGCAGATGGGCTGCCATATCGACGCCGACCAGCGTGCGTGGTATGTGGCCACCATCACCAACGACTTCGCAGGCCGCGAAGAGCGGATGTGGCAGGAGTACCCCAGCACGCCCGCCGAGGCGTTCCAGGTGTCCACCGAGGGTAACTACTACGCCAAGGACATGACGGCCCTACGCAAGCGTGGAGGCATCACGCACGTTCCCATGCTGGACATGCCCGTCAACACCTTCTGGGACATTGGCAACTCGGATGGGTGCGCCATCTGGTTCCACCAGGAGATGCGAGGCGAGGACCGCTTCATTGACTACTACGAGGCCCACGGCGAGGACTTGCGGCACTACGTCAAAGAGCTGCGCGACAAGGGCTATCTGTTCGGGACCATGTTCTTGCCACACGACGCGGCACACAAGCGCCTGAGCGACTTCAACCGCAGCACCCAGCAGATGCTCCAAGACCTCATGCCGGGTGTGAATTTCGTCATTGTCCCGGTCATCACAGAGCTGATGACGGGCATCTACGCCACCCGCAAGCACCTCAAAGGCGCATGGTTCGACAAGGAATACTGCGCCGAGGGCATCAGGCGAATCGACGGCTACCGGAAGAAGTACAACACCACCGAGGCCCGCTTCACCGACACACCGGACAAGAGCAACGGATGCAGCGAGGGAGCGGACGCACTGAGGCAGTGGGCACAGGCCAAGGAGCTGGGCATGCTGAACAACCTCACCACCGCACCAGCCGCACAGGCCACCACAGCATACGAACCACCACCGCCGCCAGACTGGCGCACATGAGGGCATGACCATGCAGCAAGAGAAAGACAGCAAGCCGACTGGCAAGAATATGGGCGAGGCCATCACCCTGGACGAGTTCACGGAGTTCATTCAGGAAATGGACGAGCAGCCGACGTGGCGCGGCAGAGCGGACAAGGAGGCCGACTACTACGACGGCAACCAGCTCGACTCCGAGTTGCTGAAGCGCCAGCAGGCATTGGGCATCCCGCCAGCCGTGGAGAACATCATCCAGACCGCCATCAATGCGCTCATCGGGCTTGAGGTCAAGCAGCGCAAGGACTGGCGCGTGACACCGGACGGCGACCCGCAAGGGCAGGACGTGGCCGACGCGCTCAACTACAAGCTGAATCAGGCCGAGCGCCACAGCAAGGCGGATGATGCGTGCGGGGATGCGTTCAAGGGTCAGGCTATGGTAGGCATCGCGTGGGTTGAAGTCTCCCGCGAGAGCGACCCATTCAAGTACCCGTATCGGTGCTGCGCCGTCCACAGGAACGAGGTGTGGTGGGACATGCTGGGCAAGAACCCGGACACGACCGACTGGCGGTATCTGGTGCGCAAGAAGTGGACGAACACCAAGGTCGCTGCGCTCATGTTCCCGAAGCACAAAGAGCTGATTCAGAAGCTGGACGGCAAATGGGGCGGAGAGTGGGAGCTGTCAATGGACGGCAGCACGCAGACCGGGCTGTACGACTCGTGGGCGACCCAGCGCGGATGGTCCGTGGAAGAGCAGCAATGGCACGACCCGGCCAAGCATCAAGCCCTCATCTACGAGGTTTGGTATCGCCGCTGGGTGAGCATCATGGTCCTGAAGTTCAAGGGCGGGCGCGTGGTTGAGTTCGACCCATCCAATCAGGCCCACTCCGTTGCACTGGCCAAGGGCGTGGCGACACTGAGCAAGGCGACGGTGACCCGCGTTCGCCGTGCGTACTTCCTTGGCCCACACTTGCTGCACGACGGACCCAGCCCGTACAGCCATCGGTATTTCGGGTATGTGCCGTTCTTCTACCTACGCGAAGACCGCACCGGTGTACCGTATGGCGCAGTCAAGGCCATGATTTACCCCCAGGACAGCCTGAACAGCGGCATTGCAAAGCTGCGCTGGGGCATGAGTGCCGTCAGGACCGAGCGCACCAAGGGCGCGGTGGCCATGCCTGATAACGCATTCCGCGAGCAGGTTGCACGGGTGGACGCGGACATCATCCTCGACGCGAACCACATGAACCAACCCGGTGCCCGGTTCGAGGTCAAGCGCGACTACCAGCTCAACGAGCAGCAGTACCGGTTGCTGGAAGATGCTCGCCTGAGCATCGAGCGCACATCGGGCGTGTCGGCTGGGTTCGTTGGCCGCGAGGGCAATGCCACATCGGGCTTGCAGGAGCAGACCCAGGTGGAGCAGTCAACACAGGCACTGGCTGGCCTGATGTCGCAGTTCAGCCGGGGCAGGACGATGGTGGGCGAAATGCTTATGTCCTTCATCATCGAGGACGTGGGCAAAGAAGAGGAAACCGTGGTCATCGAGGGTGACGCGGTTCGGCCCGAGCGCACCGTCATCCTCAACAAGCCCGAGGTTGACCCAGAGACGGGAATTGCCTACCTGTCCAACGACGTGCAGCGCACACGCATGAAGGTGGCACTGGAGGACGTGCCGAGTACATCCAGCTTCCGTTCCCAGCAGTTGACCACGATGGGCGAGGCTGTCAAGAGCATGCCGCCCAACATGCAAGCCGCCGTCATGCCATTCATGGTGGGGCTGATGGACCTTCCCTACAAGCGGGAGGTGGTGGAGGCCATTCGCGCAGCCGCCCAGCAGGAGACGCCCGAGGGTGTGGAACAGCGCATCAGGGAAGCCGTGCAGCAGGCTCTGCACGACGCGGCGCACGACCTCAAAGAGCGCGAGGTGGCAATCAAGGAGCGCAAGGCCGACAGCGAGATACAGAAGATTGTGGCCGAGTCGGTTGAATCCGGCCTTCGTGCTGCCTTCGCTGCCATGCAGGGTGCGCAAGTGGTGGCACAGATGCCCCAGGTAGCGCCCGTGGCCGACACGCTCATGCAGAACGCGGGCTGGAGGCCACCTACCCCGGCAGGCATGGACCCGAACATCCCGGTTCCGCAGGTTGCAGGGCAGGGCGTTGCCGGTGAGGTGCCGATGGCAGCAGGCGACACCAGCCCACTGACACCGGCCAACCCGGCAGAACCAGTCAGCCCGATGGTCGGGCAGAACCAGGGCATCGAGACGGTGCGCAGCGACAGCATGTAACAACAGGAGAACGAAATGGACTTCGGACAAGCACTGACGGCCCTCAAGGCTGGCGAAAAGGTTTCACGCAGGGGCTGGAATGGCAAGGGCTTGCACCTTGAATTGCAGCGACCGGACGCGCACAGCAAGATGACGCTCCCCTACATCTTCATGAGCTACCCGTCAACGCCAGCGAGCGACACGGCACCGCCGAGCCACATCAACGCCCGCGTGCCGTGGCTGGCAAGCCAGACCGACATGCTGGCCGAGGACTGGGTGACGGTAGGGGCAGCTCAGTGAGCCAAAAGGCAAAGACATGGCTGATTCTGGTGAGCCACCGGGCGCGCGAGCCGCTTTGGTACGGGAACATCACCGGGGCATCAAGGGATGAGGCGAAGAAGAACGCCAGAACATTCGTTGCCAGACACCTAACCGACGATGCCAAGATTGTTCGCATCGCAGAGGGCTTCATGGACGTGAAGTTTCACGGGCCACAGACCGACTTTGACGACTGATTGCCAGAATCTCGACCGCCAAATTTGGCGGTTCACATTGCGAAATGTGGGCACAAGAAACAGACCCCGCAGCGGCTTCCCCCCTGTGGGGTTTGTTGTTTGTGGACACCAGTTTCAAACTGTGGTCCAAGTTGCTGGGGTGACCCGGTGGCGATGAGTTGCTGGGGGCTCCCGGCGACAAAGCAACCTCGTGAGAGGTAGCACCTTCCCGTAGCTGGAGATTGACCAGCGCGGGGGCTTCGGCCCTTGCGCGGCCAGTCGAATGCGCGACCTATTGGGGCCACTCCGATAAGTGGCAGGGACGCATGCCAACGACTCAAGCAGAGTTTTTTCAGGCGCACGCCGTTGACGGTGTGCTGACGGACGCACAGATGATGCAGCTCCTGGAGCTGCCCGAGGGCGATATGTCGCAGGTCTTCACGACCGACGACAAGAGTGGTGTGCCCGACACCACATCGAATGCAGCCGCAGCCGCTGACGACACGAGCACAACCCAACAACAACCCCCAACCGAAGCGACCCCAGTGGTGCTCGCAAAGGACGGTGTTCACACCATCCCCTACGAGAAGCTGGTGGAAGCACGCGAAGCCGAGAAAAGCTGGAAAGCGCAGGCCGAGGCAGCTCAAGCAGCAGCCGCAGCCGCGCAGGCCCAGTTGGCGCAGTTGCAGGCGCAAGCCAACCAGCGAGCCGATGCAGGCCAGAAGCCAACCATGCAGGACAAGGCGGTGGCAGCAGTCACAGCCGCAGTCGATGCGGGCGAGGTTGACCCCGAAATCTTTGGCGACTTCAGTGAAGAGGCCATTGCGAAGGGCGTCAAGACGCTGGTTGCACAGCAGATGCAGGCTTTGAAGTCTGAAGTCTTGACGGCGGTACAGCCGTTGCAGGCCCAGGCGCAGCAAACGGCAGAGCAGTCGCACTTGCAAACGATTCTGAAGGCCCACCCGGATGCCCAGTCGATTGCAGAGAGCGCGGAGCTGACCGCATTCATTGAGAAACAGCCCTCATTCGTGAGGACCGAGTACCAGAGAGTGATTCAGCAGGGGACAGCGGCCCAGGTGGTCGAGTTGCTGGACGTGTTCAAGGCTGCAAGCGGGAAAGCCCAACAACATCAGGCCGACACGTCGGCTGACGCTGCGAAAGCGGCTATTGCGAAGGCCCAACAACAGGTGCCTGCCAGCTTGACGGATGTACCCGGCAGCGTGGCAGCAACTGGCGGCGAGCTGGAAGCACTGATGAACCTCAGTGGCGGAGAACTGATTGGGAAGTTTGAAGGAAAAACCCCCTCTCAAATTGAAGCCATGCTGGCGAAGCTCTTGTGAGCTTCAGTTTTTGACAAGCGCGCAACGCCGTGAGGCGTAGCCCCATCCCAACTGAAGGAGCCTTTCATGGGCACGAAAACCAATATCCCCTACGGCAGTCCCATTGCCAAAGTCATTCAGTCCGCTGGCCTGTTTGCCGCCCACATGGCGCGCAACACGACCATGAACCGCCTGACTGGCCCCATGCCCCAGCAGTCCGCTGCTGAAGCGACCATTCGCAAGCAGACCAGCTCGCATTACCCCATCGTGCGGGTGACCGACTTGGGCAAGACCACCGGTGACGAGGTGGACTTCGACCTGATAAACCCTGTCGGTGGTAAGCCCATCATGGGTGGCGAGGTGGCTGAAGGCCGTGGCGTGGGCATGTCGTTCTCGCAGGACAAACTGCGCGTGAACCAAGCCCGCTTCCCCATCAGCGCAGGCGACACCATGAGCCAGATTCGCAGCCCCCACGAGCTGCGCACCCTGGCCCGGACATCCGCCCAGGCGTTCATGGACCGCTACGGTGACCAGTCGCTGTTGGTTCACATGGCCGGTGCCCGTGGCTTCCACAACAACATCGAGTGGGCTGTTCCGCTGGCATCCGACCCCGATTTCGCCAAAATCATGATTAACCCGGTGAAGGCTCCGACCAAGAACCGGCACTACATGAGCACCGGCAGCGGCATCGAGCCGTTCCGCGCAACTGCTGGCGAGATTGCACTGGCCACCAGCGACCTGTTCAACATGAGCGTGGTCGATAACATCCGCACGGTGATGGACACCATCCCCCTTCCACCCCCTCCCGTGATTTTCGAGGGTGACAAGGCGGCGACGGACAGCCCATTGCGCGTGCTGCTGGTGTCTCCCGCCCAGTACAGCGGCTTTTCGCAGGACAGCTCTTTCCGCCAGTTGCAGGCAAGCGCAATGGCCCGCGCACAGCAGGCCAACATGCACCCCCTGTTCTTGGGCGAGGCTGGTCTGTGGAACGGCATTCTCATCGTCAAGATGAACAAGCCCATCCGCTTCCATGCTGGCCAGGAAATCCGGTACTGCGACAGCTACACCAGCTCCGCAGAGACTGCCTGCGTGGTGCCTGCCGCGTTCGGCACGAACTTCGCCATTGACCGCGCAATTCTGCTGGGTGGTCAAGCCGTGGCTGAAGCCTTCGCCAAACACAACAAGTCCGGTGGCCCGTTCTTCTGGTCCGAGAAGGAGCTGGACCACGGCGACAAGCTGGAACTGCTGGTGGGCACCATCCGTGGCATGTCGAAGGTCCGCTTCGAGATTGACCACGGCGACTCCAAGCAGTTGACCGACTACGGCGTGACCGTCATTGACACCGCCGTGGCCGTCCCGCCACAAGCCTGATGACATGGGGTGGGTAACACCACCCCCGGCTCACAGAACACCCGCAAATCATCTTTGAAGGAGCACTCAAATGCCCACCATCACTAAACGGCGTTACCAGGACACGCAAAACTTTGGCAACTCCCCTTGGGGCAATGTCATGGCCCTGGAGTACACACTGGCGACAGCCTCCAACGGCTCCGTCATCGGCGGTGACTCTGCATCCGCAGTTGCATCGGGCGACGTTGTTCGCCTGGGTCTGCTGCCCGCAGGCTTCCGCGTGCATGACGTTCTGGTCATTGTCGATGACGCTTTCACCGCATCGGTGATTGCTGATGTCGGCTTTGCCTACGAGGACGGCGTGGACGACGCAACAGCCCCGCAAGGTGCATCCGCATATGCGAACGACTTGGCCGTCAACACGGTTGGCCGCTATCGCTCCAACGTTGCCTCCAAGCTGGCCACCCTGCAAAAACCCGCATGGCTGACGGTGACAACCGCAGGCGCGGCGCACAACACAGCAGCCAGCGCGACCGTGATTGTCTACGGTGAGTTCGTAGGCGTCTGATGACAAGGGGGGCTTCGGCCCCCCGCCGACAACGAGGTTTCAATGAACACCATCCCCATTACCTACATTGGCCACCGCCCCGTCTACCGTGACGGCGCGTGCGGCTCCGGTGCTGTGTTTGAGAAGGGCCAGACCCTGCACATCCAGGCCGAGTTCGCCCACAAGATGCTCAAGCACACGGGCGTATATGTGCGAGCCGATGAGGCTTCCGCCCAAACGGCGGAGGTGGTGGTGCCCGTTGACACGTCCAAGAAAGACGAGCAGGTTGAAGACTTCAACCGCCAGCAGGACATGCGAGACACCATCGCGCAGATGGACAAAGAGGCACTGGTGGTGTTCGCAAAGACCCACTGGCGCATGGACCTCGACAAGCGTATGAAGGTCGAGAACATGCGCAGCCTCGTTGCCCAAAACTTTGACCAATTCGGTGTGGCATGACACTCGAACAGCTCATTGCCCAGTTCAGGGTGGACTCTGAAGACAAGATTCAGCCCTACCTATTCTCGGATGAGTCCATCACGCAATGGCTCAACGAGGCAGCGGAAGAGGCCTGCGTGCGCTCTTTGCTGCTGAAGGACTGGGTAACGGCTGCTGTTTGCACCATTCCCGTGACTGCCGGGCTGTCAATCTACCAGCCGCACCAGTCCATCATCAATATCACCCGCGCAGAGTTCATTGTGTCTGGCGCGACTGAGGGTGTGGAGCTGCACCAGACCGACGAGTACGAGCTGGACCGCGCACGCCCTGGGTGGCGCAGGGTGAGCGAAACGCCGAGAGACTTCATTCACCACGACAACGCGATTCGGTTCGGGTGCGTGCCGCCTGACGGCGTGCTCCAGCTTGAGGTGAACAGGCTCCCGCTGTCCCCGATGGCATCCGACATGGATGAGCCTGAGTTTTCCGCCATCCATCACCGGCACCTCGTCCACTGGGCACTGTATCGAGCATTCAGCATCCCGGACGCCGAGACGCTGGACCAGAACAAGGCGGCAGTGGCTGATGCCATGTTCACGCGGATTTTCGGCCAGCGGGTTGATGCCACCACGCGCCGCGAGCACCAGAACTCGCGCCCACACCACAACCAGCCCTGTTGGATGGGGTGAGCATGTCAGGCAATGAGAGAGTCAGCCAGTGGAAGGGACTGAACAACGTTGGTGAGTACACCCGCGTTGGGTATGAATACCTGTCCGTGGCTGACAACGTGGACGTGACCGACACCGGGCGGATTGAGACGCGGGAAGGCTCGACCCGGCGCATCACCGCACCCATGACGGGCGCGTTCTCCACGAAGGACCACCAGCGCGCCTATGTGGTGATGTCGGGCTGGGTGTGCCGAGTGATGCCGGACATGAGCACCGTGCAACTGTTTCAGCTCCAGGGCACCGGGCGCGTGCAGTGGGCGCAGTTCAACCAGGATGTGTATTTCACGAACGGGCTGGACTACGGGCGAATCTCCGAGGACGACGCGGCAACTCCGTGGCGCTGCGGCGCTCCAGCCCCTGCCGCTCTGACTGCCGTCACGGGCGGGCAGCTCAACCCTGGCGTGTACCAAGTGGCCTGCACCCACCTCCTGCCCGATGGCCGGGAGACTGGTTCGAGCGTGCCCCAGTCAATCACGGTCCTGAGCGGGGAGCGATTGGGCATCGGCATGCTGCCACCTCCGCCCGGAAGCTCCACCCGCATCTACATCACGCCCGCCAACTCGTCGGCGTTCGGGCTGGCAGCAACAACCACGGCTGACACGTTCGTCTGGAACGGCTCTGATGACAACTTGGGCGAAAGCCTTGTCACCATGCACCTGGGCGATGCGCCCGAGGGCTGCAACGTCATCTGTTCGCACATGGGGCGCGTGTATGCGGGCATGCACATGCCAGCCTCCGGTGCATCGGTCATCTGGTTCAGCAGGCCGCTGCAACCGCACCTGTTTGACGTGGCGGAAGACTTCATTGTGGTGCCCGGTGAACTGCGCATGCTGGCCGACGCGGGCGATGCACTGCTGATTGGCACGTCACTCGGCATCCATGCGTACAACGGCGAGAGCTTGAGCGAGCTTGCGCCCTACGGCGTGCCCGCTGGGTGGCCGTGCGCCATCGACCCAGACACCAAGAAGGTTCACATCTGGACGGACCGTGGCCTATGCCGCGCACTGCCATTCGAGAACCTGACACAGAACACCGTCAGTGTGCCCCCCGGTGCGCAGGCGGGGCTGACGTTCGTTCAGCGAGACGGCCAGAAACGGCTGATTGCCACCCTCACCAACGGCGGCTCTTCTTTCAACCAGCGACTTTAAGGAACCATCATGGCACTCCGTTTTTCAACCGCATTGCGCAACGCAACCATTGGCACGGTCGGTCTGGCCGGTGCCCTGGCCAATGGCGTCATCGAAATCTACACGGGCGCGCAGCCTGCGACCGCCAATGACCCCGTGACGGGAACGCTTCTGGGCGTGGTGACAACCAATGGTGCCGCGTTCACCCCCGGCTCACCCACCAACGGACTGGCATTCGCTGCGGCCGCTGACGGGTCCGTGTCGAAGGCCGCTGCCAACTGGCAGTTCACCGGAATTGCCAACGGCTCTGCTGGCTGGTTCCGCTTCAAGGGCAATGCGGTGGATGCTGGCGGCTCCAGCACGACCGCAATCCGCCTGGACGGCAACATTGCCACCAGCGGCGGGGACATGACGATTGGCAACATCAACGTGACCGTGGGCGCACCCAACACCGTTGACCAGTTCGTGCTGACCTACCCTGCACAGTAATTCGTGTCGGTCATCCACAAGCTCATCCAGCCGGGAGCTGAAGGGTACTTGCCCTTCATGCTCGCGCGTGAGCGGGCGATTCGCAATCGCTGGGGTGACTCGTTCAAGAGCCACACCATCAAATACGAGTTGGGCGACGTGACTGCCGAGCTTCGGATGGTGGGCAATCAGTCGTTCATTCGGCTGGAGACTGGTGGGGCGCTGGTGGCGCGGGAGTGGGTGGCCTACCCGGCTCAATATGACCTCCGGTGCAGCGCCGTCAACCAGGTGGGGACGTACAACGGGCCGCAGGCCACGCAGCGCCCGGTGTTCCCGCCGATGGAGCCAACGCCGGACCCGCCGAACATCCCGAGGCCGAACCCTGCCGACTTCAAGCAGGATTCGTTCGACCCGGTGAGCGGTGTCAGCTTCAAATTCACCGCAATGCAGGCCATCAAAGCGGGGCAGATTGCCGCCCGTGGGCCGCTGATTCGGCAGTATTACACCATCACCGCTCCTCCAAACTTGAGCCAGGCCGCACAGGAACAGCTCGAAAGGACGATTGAAACCGCAATCGCCAATTCGGGCGGCGACTACTGGGGCGTGACGAGTGGTGGCTTCGACCCCAGCGACGGTTCTGGTGCCAATGCCTCATACAGCCCGAGCGATGACTACAAGGTGGCATTTCTCCAGTGGGAGATAGATTCCTTCGTTGCCCACCGTGCCTGGGCCGAAGATGCCGAGAACCGCAGAAGGGCATACGAGGCCGCGTATGCGCAGTGGGCCGACACCGTTCTCAGGGAATGGAACGAGAAGAACCTGCCAAGTCTGGTGTGCCCACCGTACTATGCCGAGCTGATGGACAAACGGCGGCAGGGCCGGGCCGGGCAGCTTGCCGCACTGTACGCCGAGGCTGCGCAGGGCATCGGTGCCCTGT